CAGTTCAGTTGCAAGCAGACCATCCCAAAAGCACTTTGGGATGCAAAGGGAAACCGCGCCAAAGGCAAGAGCAAGGAGGCACAGGCGGTAAACTTCGCGTTGGACAACATCAAAGCGCAAATAGTGAAGCACTATCAGCGTCTTTCCGACCGTGAAGCCTGTGTGACCGCTGAAATGGTACGTAACGCTTATCAGGGCATAGGCACAGAATATGAGACCTTGTTACGTGCCTTTGACAAGGAGAACGCAGCTTTTGCCAAACGTGTGGGTAAAGACCGCTCCAAGCGCACATATCTGAAATACCTGACTGTCCGCAAGTATGTAGCCGAGTTTATCAGAAAGCAATATAAACGTGCCGACATAACGATGAACGAACTTACGGAGGACTTCATCCGCGACTATTGCCTGTACCTGCGCAACGAGGCAGGGCTTGCGCAATCTTCCGTGTGGATATACTCCATACCATTGAAACATATCGTCACCACGGCTCACTACAACGGAAAGATACCAAGAAACCCGTTTGCAATGTACCACGTTGACCCCGACCATAAGGAGCGCGGCTTTCTGACGGAGGAGGAACTTCAGGTATTGGGCGCAATCAAACTGGAAAATCCAAACTTCGCGCTGGCAAGGGACTTGTTCCTGTTCGGATGCTGGACGGGCATATCGTTCATAGACATCAAGAACCTCACGACTGACAATATCGTGGAAATGAACGGTGCGCGGTGGATTGTGTCGAAACGGCAGAAGACAGGCGTCACGTTCCAAGTCAAGCTGATGGACATTCCGATGCAGATAATCAAGCGTTACGAGCCGTTCCGAAAAGACAAGAGGCTATTTAACATAGGCTCACTTGACATGGTAAACAAACGCATAAAGAACATAGCGAAGAAGTGCGGTATCGAGAAGCCGGTTTCCTTTCACCTCAGCCGGCACAGCTTCGCTGTCATGGCATTGAACTACGGTATGCCGATAGAAAGCGTGAGCAAGATACTCGGACATACGGACATCAAGACCACGCAGATTTATGCCAAGGTAACGAACACGAAACTAAACAGCGACATTTCCGCCTTTGAGAACAAAATAAGCGGACGTTTCGACATATAACCGCTCGATTATGGAACGGGGCATTATTACGATGAATGAGTACGGTAGAGTGACTATACCCACTTCTACAAATGTATGGATGACAGAGGCAGAGCTGTCCTCATTGTTGGGTACAATCGCCCCAACACTCCGTGCCGCCATCCGAGCCGTATATAAGAGTGGAGTGCTGAAACGACATGAGGCAGAACGGTATATCCGTTTGCCCGACGGCTACGGCATGGAAGTGTACGCCCTGCCTATGGTCGTGGCAATTGCATTCCGCATCAATACCCCATGTGCGGCAATGGTGCGCGATACCCTGCTGGAAAGGCTGTACGGGCGAAAAGAAAAACAAGTCCTGTGGGTGTCAATTGACAGACCGATGTGCGAGTGTTAGAGCGTGGGTACGTACCTACGTAAACAGCCCGAAGAAGCGAGAAAGGAATGCTTCTTCGGGCTTTCTTTTTGTTTTGCCGCACCTTTTCTTATGTGCTTTTCTGCATTTTCTTGTCAGTTTGTTACGATTGCGCCGTTCCGCTTCGTTTTGCGTATCAGAGTTTTATGCGTTGCATCATAACTTTGCACCCGATTGTTTAACCCGTTGCCGACACTGCTGTCGGCGACACAAAACCAAGCAAAGCCTATGGTAGAACAAGACGAATTCATCCGTGTGGGGACAACCCTCTACAAGATTGTTGACCAGCCGCTGATTGACGGGGGCTGTGTGAAGAAACGCATCGCATGGAACTCCGAGACCTTGCGGCAGGACTACGGCAAAGACCGCATGGCTACCGTGCCGAAGTATGACGGTTTCTGTACCGTCCCCGACCATGTGGGCTACAAGCCCGTTGTCGGAAAGTTCCTCAATCTCTATGAGCCGATAGGACACCGACCGCAGGAGGGCGGCTTCCCCTGCATCCGCTCGTTAGTGGAGCATATCTTCGGAGAGCAATACGAGTTGGGCATGGACTACCTGCAACTGCTTTACCTGCAACCTGTTCAGAAGCTGCCTATCCTGCTGTTGGTGTCCGAAGAACGGAACACGGGCAAAAGCACGTTCCTCAATTTCCTGAAAGCCATCTTCCAAGACAACGTGACGTTCAACACCAATGAGGACTTCCGCAGCCAGTTCAATTCCGATTGGGCAGGGAAACTGCTCATCATGGTGGACGAAGTACTGCTCAACCGCAGGGAGGACAGTGAACGGTTGAAGAACCTCAGTACTACATTATCCTATAAGGTGGAAGCCAAAGGTAAAGACCGTAACGAAATAGGTTTCTTCGCTAAGTTCGTGTTGTGTTCCAACAACGAGCATCTGCCCGTCATCATAGATGCTGGCGAGACACGCTATTGGGTACGCAAGATAGGACGGTTGCAGTGTGATGACACCGATTTCCTGCAAAAGCTAAAGGATGAAATCCCCGCTTTCCTGTACTTCCTTGTCCATCGGGAGTTATCAACGAAAAAAGAAAGCCGTATGTGGTTTGCCCCGAAGCTGATTGAGACGGAAGCCCTGCGGAAGATAATCCGCAGCAACCGCAATCGTCTGGAGATTGAGATGGCGGACTTGCTGCTTGACATCATGGCGAAGATGGAGGTGGAAACGGTGTCATTCTGTCTGAATGACATCATCCCCTTGCTGGTGTGTTCGCAGGTCAAGGCGGAGAAGCCGCAGGTGCGTAAAGTGTTGCAGGAGTGCTGGAAACTATCACCGGCACCCAACGGGCTTACCTATACCACCTACGTGCATGGCGGTAACGGACGCTATCATACCCGTAAAGATGTGGGCAGATATTACACCGTGACCAAGGAACTGCTGGAAAGCCTGTGATATTCTGTTGAATTGTTGAATACATATAATAAAATGTTGATATATAGTAATATACAGACTCAACAGAATACCAACAACACCCAACGGACGATGAAAAGGGAACGCGGCAGCATCCAATCCGACCCTCACTTCTTCTTTTCGTTGCCGTTTGTTGGGCATCATGCGTTTGTTGAAGATAAGTTGAGCGCGTATCAAACAATATACCAATGTGTTATGTACCATATTCAACACTTCAACGCTTTCACACCCGTCAACAAGTCCGTGGGGAAACGGCAGGATGCTCCAAGCAGGTATTACGTATGCCGACATGACATCATGCCACCATGCCGACAAGCAGGCATGGCAACATGACGGCACGAAAACATGACGACATATCGATATGGCTGCATGACGTACAACCCGGACAGGCGAAAGAGGAAAAAGCATCCGGCGACCATCGACAGCGCGGCGGATTTTCTGAAACGGAAAAGCCATAGCTCATTAGGGCGTTTTCTTCACGCACCGCTACGCTAATGCTAAAAACACCCCAATGAGCCGAAGGGGTTCCACCCCTCCGGACACCCCGTTTTCATGCGGCACGACCGCAACGGACGGGCATGAACAAACAAGTTTGTAGAACCTATAAAAACAAAAGACGAACATGGGATACATAAGCATCCAATTCAACAAGGCGAAAGGCTCGGCGGACACGGGCGCATCCGACCACATCGAACGTAAGACCATCCCCAAGAACGCTGACCATACACGCACCTGCCTCAACCGTGAGTTGGTGGAGTTCCCCGATGGTGTGACAGACCGCACCGAGGCAATCAACCACCGCATCCGCACGGCAGGCATCAAGAGGAAGATAACGCCCGACCAGGTGAGGGCAATCCGCATCGTGCTTTCGGGAACACATGAGGACATGATGAAAGTGCAGGACGAGGGCAGACTGAACGAATGGTGTGCCGACAACCTGCAATGGCTGCACCGCACGTTCGGACGGGAAAATACCGTTTCGGCAGTCCTGCACATGGACGAGCATACGCCGCACATCCACGCCACGGTCGTGCCGATTGTAACGGGCGAACGCAGGAAAGCAAGAAAGAAGCAACAGGTGGAGGGCAAGCGCACCTACCGTAAGAAAACGGATACCGTCCGTCTGTGCGCTGATGACGTGCTGACACGTGAGAAACTGACAGCTTATCATGACAGCTACGCGGAAGCAATGGCGAAATACGGCTTGCAGCGTGGCATCCGTGGCTCGGAGGCACGGCATACCACCACCGCCCAATACTACCGTGACTTGAAGCGGCAGACGGGAGAACTCGAAGCTAATGTGCAGCAGTTGCAGACGGAACGGCAACAGGCGGAACAGAAACTTGACGAGGTGAAGAAAGGAATCATGTCGGAGAAGCTGGAAGCCGCCAAGACCGAGGCGAAAGCTGCATTAGTGGCAAAGGTCGGTTCTCTTTTGGGCGGTGGAAAGTTGAAAGCGGAAAGGGAAGGGTTTCAGCAGCGCATAACGGAACTTGAAAATCAAAATGCAAGGTTAGAGCAACATATCAAGCAGATGGAACGTGAACACCAAGCCCAGTGCAGCAAGTTCGGTGAGTATATAGACAAGGTAAAACGATACTTCCCTCATGTGGATAAATTGTTGCCCATGATAGACTTCTGCCGTAATACGCTGCACTTCTCCGAACAGATTATCCAAGAATTGTGCAAGTTGAAGAAAGTGAAGTTGAAAGGTGATTTCTATTCACCCGAGTTTAACCGTAAATTCCATGCCGAAGGCGCAGTATTCTCGTTTGAAAAAGACAAAAACAGGACAGGGTATTTCCAAATATGCGTGAACGACATTCCGCTTGTGCAATGGTTTCGGCAGAAAGCGCATGAATGGAGAAACAGTTTAGGACTTACTACCCAAAAGCAAGGTAATGGGATGAAAATCTGAATATGCATAAATTCCACCCAAGAAGTAAAGAAATTCATTCAATGAAAGGGATTTATCAAGGATTTTAGTTACTTTTGCAATTGGATTGGGGCAACCCTTTCCAAGACATATTAGAAAAAGAAGAAGCGTTATGCTTGTCTTGTACTTGAAAACGTAGGA